ATTAACAGAGCAGAAACATATTGTTTATGTTCTCGATATAGACTTTACACGAGAGGAATTTTATGATAAATTTGGTGAGGGATCAACCTTTCCTCAGATTATTTGTGATGAAAAAAAATTAGGAGGTTGCGTTGATACAATCAAATTTCTCAGAGAACAACGAATCTTATAAATCTGTAATAAATAAAAATAATATTACTGTAAATCGTGGTGTTGAACTCTTACTTAATGGAGGAAAAAGAAAGCAAAACCAATTTCACATCATCTTTGATAAGATGGTTTGCTTTCTAAACCGGGAAGTTACCATCTATTTTGAATTTTCTTTAAATTTAAAAAGAAAAAAGGTATCTCCCAGGAGGAAAAAAAATGTTAGCAGTTAGTTTAGTTTTTGGTTCATTTTTAACCGTCCTTTTTTTAATTGTGGGACTTATAGGTGGATGGACTGCTAGAGAATACATGATGAACTATCGGGAAGTACCAAGACCTCACCCCGAAATGTTTGATAACCAGGGAAATTTAATTCCGGATGAGGTCATAGCATTTAATTTTGAAAACTATTATGACGACAACGAAGAACACGACGAGGAAAACTAAAACAGTTACTGTGGCAGCAAAATCGTCTACTAATTTAAAGTTACCCAAAAATCCTTTTATGTTCGAGATTCTGGATTTAGTTTCCAGACAAAGATCTAAGGCAAAAAAGGTTGAAGTTCTCAAAAAATATGAAGAACTTTGCCTTAAGGGAATTCTTATTTGGAACTATGATGATTCTATTGTAACTCTTCTTCCAGAAGGTGAAGTTCCTTATGCAGATCCAGAAGATCAAGTTACCTATAGTGGAACTCTTTCTACAAAAATTGAAGAATCTATTCGTAAAATATACGAAAATGGTTCTTTTTCACTGGGAGCCGGTGATTCACAAGGTAGAACTACTATTCGTAGAGAATTCAAAAACTTTTATCAGTTCGTAAAGGGCGGTAATCCAGGTTTAAATAGTATCCGCCGAGAGACAATGTTTATTAATGTCCTTCAAGGACTTCATCCACTAGAGGCAGAAATTTTGTGTCTGGTAAAGGATGGAAATTTAGAAGATAAGTATAAAATTACAAAAGAAATCGTATCGGAAGCATATTCTGATATTCAATGGGGAGGAAGATCTTAATGGCAAGTCAACTGGGTGATGCACCCGTCAGAAAAACAGAAGAACAAATGGATCAATCTAATAGTGAGATAGAAATTATTCATCCTTCAAAATATGGATGTGAAATTCTTCTTGAAAGAACTACGATGGATAAAGTAAAAGATAAATCTTTTCCAACTGATGCAAGAATTGTAAGATATGTCGTTGATGGTAAAGAGTATATTGATCTTACAAGAGGTAAGAAAATGGTGAACATTTTCGATATGTATTATGATAGACATGGTCCCGGTGCAGTAAAAGCAATTGACTTTGGATACGGTTCAGTCAATCCAAAGATGTGGGGTTACAAGGCACCCGAAAAGAAAAAGCGAAAGTGATTTCCCAAAAAGGGGAAAAAATTTTCCGGAAAATTTTTGGTCTGTAGGGTTTTTTAAAAAAATGAGTAAAGGATTCGATGTCGATTCTGTTGAAGTTGAAATGTCTTCATCAGATATGAAAAAATTAATTAAAAAATATAAGAAATTAAAAAAATTTCAAAAATCCAATCTCCATACGATTGAGACACTTGGAGGAAAGGATACAATTATTGAAAAATTGATACAAGAGTCTGAAGACTATAAAATGTAACACATGTTACAAATCTACTTGACTATATAGTGAGTAGGTTGTATAATATACCTGTCGTTCATCCAATGCTCAGTGTACTACTGGCACTCACCCTTGCCCATCATAATGATCAGTCACCTTATGGGTGGCACATGAGTTGTGAAAGGTGGATACAAAGATCAAGTGAAATCCAAATGGATTCTAAACTTGATTTTGAATCGAAGATGAACTTAATAAAGTATCTTCGATCAAAAGTTCCAGGTGATTGTAGCGGTACAATGACGTAGGACGCAAGTAAGTCGCGGAACGGAGCCGTTCATCCCATGTTTGAAATTCTACTTTACGCTGATTTGAACTGTATTGATGCAGCAGCAATGTTGAATCGTATGGAAGCAAATAAGCATATGGATAGTATTACTAAAGTGGAACTTGTTGAAGTAATTCAAGAAGCAACTCCCCACTGCTCATGGGACGCAAACGACTAAAGGAACGGGCCTCAAAATCCAACTACTTTAGGAGTAAAACAAATGAACACACTTACTATCATCAAAAAGCAAATCGAAAAGGCATCTGCACTGCACGATGCACAGATCCATGTCACGAAATATCGTGGTATTGATTACGATACTCGTTGCGTAGAGAGCAAAAAACCTCATGGCACTTTTTGCTATCGTGGCCGCACCTACGTTAAGTGAGGCAATTATGGAAGCACTACAAACCACAGGGTTAATTACCCTAGGATGTGTTACCATGATGTCTTTGCTGTATGGTGAAATCGTTCTTCTTAAGAGAGGTTGAGAAACCTCTCTTTTTTTATACTTAGGTAACAAAGACACAAATGTTAGTGAATTAACACAAACGGACCTATATATTATAGAATTAGGAAAAAGCACATGAAGTGAAAATCATGCTTTTGTTATAAAACACATTAAATTGCGAGAGATGAAATGCATGATCGACTATCTCGTAATCAATTAGCAGAGTGGCATCATTTTGAGGAAACCGTAGACAGATGTAATGACGAGTTAGATCTGATAAATGATTACTTCGATTGTCTAATTGAGTGCGATGAAGACCAAGGAACTTGTAAAAGAATTTGTAAAATTTTACTTAATACGGGGGGTTGACTACCCCTCGTTTTTTATGTAAAATAGTAAGGTTATATTCTATTTCTTATGGAAAAAGAAAGACTTAGACTAATAGTTAGAAATTTGGAATTATTAGTCGATTCTCTTAAAGCTGAAGTCTATTCAGATACTGATGCTTATATCGATAAGAGAGAAAATTTTGACGATCCTCCAGAATCTAAATATGGAGATTATGATGAAATTTTTAATGACGATGATGGTTACCCAGACTGAGGACTTATGACAGTACAACTTATTAGTATTACTCCTGACGCGGAAAAGACGATGGCATACGTTGCTCGTGTGAGCAATCCTTCCAACCAGGATAATGAAAAGTATTCTGGTCTTTTAAAGTATTGTATCAGGCACAATCACTGGAGTGTGTTTGAGCAGAGTTTTATGACTCTTGAAATCTCTACGACAAGAGCGATTGCGGCGCAAATATTAAGGCATAGGTCATTCACATATCAAGAATTTTCACAACGATATGCTGATTCTTCTATGCTGAGTGATAGTATTCCTCTTCCAAAACTTCGCCGTCAAGATGATAAAAATCGTCAAAACTCTATTGATGATCTTGATCCATTTACAGTGCAGAATCTAGAATTGCAGATGCAGACTCTGTTTGATTCGTCTATGGCACTATATAAACAGATGTTAGGTCGTGGAGTGGCAAAGGAATGTGCAAGAATGGTGCTTCCACTCTGTACACCCACAAAAATTTACATGACCGGCTCATGTCGCTCATGGATCCATTATATAACTCTGAGGTCTGCAAACGGCACTCAGAAGGAGCACATGGATGTTGCACTGGCATGTAAGGAAGTGTTCAAAGAGCAATTCCCGTCTGTTTCGGAGGCATTAGAGTGGATCTAAATACCGTTATATTGAATTCATAACAATGGCTACATACCCCGTAAAGCATAAAGAGACTGGTGAAACGAAAGATGTTGTAATGAGCATTCATGACTGGGATCAGTGGAGAGAAGACAATCCCGAATGGGAAAGATACTATACTCCAGAAAATGCACCAGCTTTCGGTGAAGTTGGTGAATGGAAGGATAAACTTCGTAAGAAAAATCCTGGTTGGAATGATGTACTTGGAAAAGTACAAAAAATGCCAGGTTCAACTATCAAAAAGGTTTAGTTTTTAACATGGCAAGAAGAAAAAGAAGTTCATCCGCAGAACAACCTATTGGAGTTGGTCTTACTGCGAAACAGATGAAGCGCAAAAAACCATTGAGTCAAGAATATCTTGTAGATATTGAACCACTTTCCGACAATCAAAAGCGACTTTTTGATTCGTATAAAGATGGGAAGCACATTGTGGCATATGGTTGTGCCGGAACAGGTAAGACTTTTATTACTTTGTATAATGCACTGATGGATGTTCTTGCCGAGAATACACCATATGAAAGAATCTATCTTGTACGTTCTCTTGTGGCAACTAGAGAAATTGGGTTCCTTCCCGGTGATCACGAAGATAAGGCAGATATTTATCAGATTCCTTATAAGAATATGGTAAAGTATATGTTCCAGATGCCCAGTGATGCAGACTTTGAAATGCTTTATGGTAATCTCAAATCTCAAGATACAATTAAGTTCTGGAGCACGTCATTCCTTCGTGGAACAACACTTGATAATTCAATTGTTATTGTTGATGAATTTCAGAATCTCAATTTTCATGAACTGGATTCTATTATTACCCGTGTCGGTGAAAATACAAAAATCTGCTTTTGTGGAGATGCCAGACAATCTGATTTAACCAAATCAAATGATAGAAATGGTATTGTTGACTTCATGAACATCTTGAGAAAAATGCAATCTTTTGATATAATAGAATTTGGAGTAGAAGATATCGTTCGTTCAGGATTAGTTAAAGAATACATTATAGCAAAAATGGAAGCAGGTTTTTAATGTTTAATCATATTGATATTAGTCTCCCGAGATTAGATCGAGAGACGATTGATGGGGTACGATACTATAAAGTTCCCGATGCCGAAGAACTTATTCGACTGGTCTCTATCACTTCGGTGACCAGTCATTTTAATAAGGAGATTTTTGTCAAATGGCGTAAAAAAGTAGGAGAAGAAAAGGCAAATCAGATTACCAAGGCAGCAACCAGTCGTGGTACTGACATGCACTCACTAACAGAAAACTATCTTCTCAATATTCCAGAACTTCCAGAAGTTCAACCTATTTCTAAGTTTTTGTTTGATATTGCCAGATCAGACTTAAACAAGATTGACAATATTCATGCTCTAGAAAGTTCCCTATATAGTAAACAACTTGGTATTGCCGGAACGGTTGATTGTATTGCCGAATTTGAAGGCGAACTAGCAATAATTGATTTCAAAACATCCAAGAAACCGAAACCACGAGAGTGGATCGATCACTATTTTGTACAGTGCATGGCATATGGTTGTATGCTGTACGAACTGACAGGAATTTCTGTCAAAAAACTTGTAATTATTATGGCCTGCGAAAATGGAGAATGCGTCGTCTATGAAGAACGAGACAAATCAAAATACATCAAACTTCTTACCCAATACATTAGAAAGTTTGTTGCAGATAAACTGGAACTCTATGGAACCAAATAAAGAATTAGAAAAAGAGATAGAAAAGAAATTTTTAACTCCATCAAAATTTGCTCAGGAAATTGAAGGTATTGTTGCGTCCGAAAAAATGAACTATATTGATGCAATAATTTACTATTGCGAAATCAATGAACTTGAGATAGAATCTGTGACTAAGTTGGTATCTAAACCACTGAAAGAAAAACTGAAGTGGGATGCCACACAACTTAACTTTATGAAAAAAACATCGAGAGCAAAATTGCCCTTATGACCGTGACTCCTTTTGAAACCTATCAACATTATTTGTCACTCAAAAATCACTTTACAAATCCAAAATATGATTTCTTTCGCTATGGTGCTAAAACACGAGCTACCGTGGCGTCTTTTAATAAAAGAAAGGATAAGTATTGGTTTGAAAAAACTTCCAGAAAGTATTCTGATAATGAAGTTGTACAATTTCTAGTATCAAATTTTATTTCTGCAGACAACCCACAAAACCTATGGATCGGAGAAATTATCAATTCTGGAGAAAGAAACTACGCCGAATGGATGAAACGACAGCAGAGTTTGACTTACTTGTTCAAAGAACAAATGAACGAATTGTTATCGGAAAACGAATTAGAGAATGTCTTCAACTGTTCCAAAGGACATCCACCAATTCTAAAAAAATATTTGGCAGGAGACGTGAGTATTGAAAATGTCGTTATTTGTGAAAAGATTTTTTCTTTTCGTGAAAAATTTGATAAAAAACTGGATGACCCTGTGTGGGAAACCGTCAGTCTAAAAATCAAAAAATATATACCCTTCCTAAATATTGATGTGTTCCATTACAAAAAACTTTTAAGGAAAATAGTCAATGAGTGAATTCTTTAATTCTGAAATTATTCAGGAGGCATTAGAAGAAATTAATGATCTTCAAGAAAAAATTTATGGCACTGCCATGAGTTTTGGTGTCATGTCTAATGAAGAAAAAATAGAACACATTGATATGATGGTAAGTCTTCTTGAAAAACAGAAAATTATGTACACAAGATTGTCTTTATCTGATGATCCTGCTGCCGTTGAAATGAAAGAAAATTTAAGAAAATCCGTTGTCTTGATGGGATTCCCACCAAATACGGATATGAACACATTATTCTCGACCATGGAAAAAACTGTCCAATCTCTCAAGGATTATATTGACGCCTGAGAGTAACCTTGTTATAATATCCAAGTCAATCCGACAAATCCAACTAAATCCGAGGAAATCCAAATGTCTTTTGCTGATCTTAAGAAGCAATCTAAACTGGGCTCCCTGACCGCCAAACTGGTCAAGGAAGTCGAAAAAATGAATACCAACAGTTCCGGCGATGAGCGCCTGTGGAAACTGGAGGTTGATAAGAGCGGTAACGGTTATGCAGTTATCCGTTTCCTGCCTGCCCCGAACGGTGAAGATCTGCCGTTCGTCAAACTGTACTCTCATGCCTTTCAGGGTCCTGGCGGTTGGTACATTGAGAACTCCCTGACCACTCTTGGTCAGAAGGATCCTGTGTCTGAATACAATACCACTCTGTGGAACAACGGCACTGATGCCGGTAAGGATCTGGCACGTAAACAGAAGCGTAAACTGACTTATGTTTCTAACATCTATGTGGTGAAGGATCCTGCCAATCCAGAGAACGAAGGTAAGGTGTTCTTGTACAAGTATGGCAAGAAAATC